TTAGTTTTGAATTGATGATTTATTGTAGATTGAAGTTCTTTGTAGTTGTATATTTCGCCATTATAAACTAAAACATAATCATTATGTATCCAAGGTTGTGTTGAGGCTTTTACATCATCAACAATAGATAATAGATTGTGGCCTAATGTAATATGTTCATCATTCCATTGTCCATTACCATCAGGACCTCTATGGTTGGCCTGTTCTATCATCTTTGACATTGACTCTTTAGATGGCCAAAATATACCGTGTATAGCGCACATATTATTCTTTCAAATTACTCTTTAGTAAATCAGCATCAGCCTTAAAATATCTATCACTTTTTTCAAAAGAGTGTTTATCGTACCAAGTCCACTGCCTAGATTTTTTACCTGTATTATCATCAGCATAGGCACCTTTAGGGTGTCTAAACAATACGTCTAGGGGTATAAAACGGCCTATTGTTTCACCTAACTTTACCAAATACGTATCACCATATCTATGTAAAAATTGTGGAGCATAGAAGAAACCTAAAAGATTAAATACTGTTCTACTCATAGCTGGAAAAGGATGTTTACCTCTTTCATCTTTTACACCTATAAAAAATATATTATCTTTACTATATTGTTTAGCGGCCTCTTCCATTTTAACGTCCCAACCTTTAGTTACAATGCCTGCGTCATCTCCCATTAACATTATTATATCGCCTTTACTTTTACCTGCTAATATAGTCCACATATGTCCTGTAAATGTAAATTTATCAAGTATAAATTCATTATGATTTAATCTTTTGAATAAATTAATATAATCATCTTTTGCTGGGTCATCATCTTGTATATAAAACCACAATTCATTTTGATTGATTTGTGTATTACGAAAATCATTTATCATTTTTCTAACGTTTTCTACACGGCCTCTAGTTGGACAAATTAAAGAAATCATATTATTTACTCGGATATATTATATCGTCTTTATCAAATCTTATAGCAAACTTATAACCCATATCATTTAATATTGTTTGAGGATTTGGACTTGAATTACTACGGTCTTTTTCATATAGTATTATAGGTTTACATCTTTCAATTAATTTTAATGCTCCTAAAATAACTTCATTTTCATAACCTTCAACATCTATTTTTATAAAATCTACATCTTGCCAATCATAATTATCTAAAGGTATTATTTTTGAGTCTGAATTTTCTTCACTTAAATTATTTGATTTTAAGTTTATTTTAGTAAAATGACTATCTATATTACGTGATAAATTTATATGTTTGGCTTCTCTACCACATCCATAAGGATAAACAGTTACATTTTTTCTACTAAAATTATTTACGTTCATTTGTAAACACTCTCTTATTTGTGGGTCTATTTCAAAAGCTTCTACGTTCTTAAAATTATTACTAAAGTGATAAGAAGAAGTACCATAATGAGCACCGACATCTATAGCACGTCTAAAGTTTTTACAATGACTTAATGCTATAAAAATTTGTTTGGTTGAACGTGTTTCCATTGGATGTTCTTTTTTGTATTTTTCAGCAAAAGCAATATTTTCTTTTATAGCTTTATCGTTCTCTAAAAAGTACCAGTTAAAATCGTTTACTATATTTTTCATTTATATCTACCTACTATTTCTCTTATAGTTTCTTTTAATGTATATTTTATTTCCCAATCAAAATGAGTATATAATTTACCAACATTTGAAATATACCACTGGTGATCGCCTGTTCTATTTTGTTCTTTTATAGTATAATTCATTGGCACTTTAGTATATTCTTCTATTATACTTATTGCTTCTAATATAGAACAACTATTATCTCGGCCTCCTCCTATATTATATACCTCTCCATTTCTAGGCAATTCATAAAAATGCCAAAAACAATTTACTAAATCAAAACTGTGTATATTATCTCTTACTTGTTTACCTTTATAACCATATATTGTATATGGTATTTTTTCTACATTTGCTTTTACTAGATAGTTTAGAAAGCCGTGAAGTTCAGCGCCAGCGTGATTTGGGCCAGTAATACAACCAGCTCTAAATATGCCTGTTTTTAATCCTATATTTCTACCATACTCTTGTGCTAATAAATCACCAGCACATTTAGATACACCAAACAAACTATGTGTTGAGTTGTCTATAGACATTGTTTCATCTATACCGTAATAATAATTGTGTGAAGTATCTATTTCATATCTTGTTTCTTTCTCTTTTAACGGTAATCTATTAGGTGTATCTCCATAAACTTTATTAGTTGATACTTGTATAAAGACAGCTTGATTTGAATATATCTTTGTAAGTTCTAATAAATTCAAAGTACCTGTGGCATTTATGTTAAAATCTGTACGTGGTTCTTTTATAGCCCAATCGTGTGACGGTTGAGCAGCAGCGTGAATAATAATTTTTATATTATTACCATATTCTTTGAATATCTTTTCTAGTCCATTATATGATCTTATATCTACACTTTTATGTTTGTATCTGTGTTGATATTTTAATAATTGTTTTTTAACGTTTTCTGTGCTGGCCTCTTTACCAAAGAAATACTTTCTACTGTCATTATCAATACCTACAACATCTAAACCTTTATTAATTAAAAATTTAACGGCTTCTGAACCTACTAATCCTTGTGAACCTGTAACAAGTGCTATCATTTCGGTATATCCTTATGTTCTATATGTTGCAATCTATGTATTAAATTTTTATCTTCTTTAGTCTCTACCAAATATCCTTCTATTCTATCATAACCTTTTTCTTTAGCATATAAAACTCTTTTATTACCAACGTGAACGTATAAAGAAGGATATAATTCTCCTGTACTTGTTTGATGTTGTGGATTTTTAGGTAATATTCTTCTAATAACCCATTCAGGTTTATAAGTTGTTACTACTATAGGCCATAACATACCGTGATTATCAAAACTCTTAAAGTAATCAAATTGATTTGACCTATTTTTAATCCAATCTAAAGATGGAATAATTCTAATTTCATTTACAGGTAATTCTAATACTTTGAATTTAATTTCAGGATGATATTGTTTAGCTTTTAATATTTTCATAACCAGCCTTTGCTATATAATAAGCGTCAATAATATCTGTAATTGGATTGTTCAGTGTAGGTATATCAAAAACTTTCATCATATTTGTTCCAGTATCTTTTGTAAACTGTTCATACATCTTTTGTTTATCAGCGTTACCTTTACCTGTAGCAAACTTTTTAATCACACTTGGTACTAATATCTTATAATCATATTGTTTTAATCTATACTTTAATATACCACCGTTTTCTGCTATCTGAAATACGGCCTGACCTTTACTACCAAAAGAATAACCTTCTATAAAGATTTTTGGATCTGTTAATTTGTTTATGATTGTTAGTGCCCAACTTGATAGATTTTCAAATCGTTCTATAGGATTTTTATATTCAGTATGTTCAGTGCCTAATATATTCTTCATCATATTGCCGATATGTTTCTTTTTACTTGTTAAATAAAAAAATTTACAATCTTCAAACTTAAAACTACCGTCACTTACACAAATGGCTGGCGAGTTTAGACTAAAATCAATCCCAACTATCGTTATCTTGTTCACTTGTTTCCTCATCAATTTCGTGGGAACAAAATGGACACGTAATTGGATTCATTTCGTGTATCTCGTTATTCCACGCTATTACATATTTAGTTTGACAGGAAGGACAAGTTTTGGTAAGTTTAGTAATCATTATAACTTAAACTTTTTGAATTGATCTTTTTTAACATCTTGTTTAATACCACCAATAACATAACTTTCTATCTCAGTTTCTTGTGGAGCATTTTGCATTGATCTACTATTCAACCAATGATCTACCCACGGTAAAGGATTAATTTTAGTATCATACACAGGATCTAAACCAATGGCCTTCATACGTCTATTGGCCATATATTCTACAAACTGATGTAAAAGTTTTTCTGATAACCCTATCATTGAACCTTGTGAAAACAAATAAGTTGCCCATTGTTTTTCTGAATTAACTGCGTCATCATACATTTTGTAAACTTCTTTATCTGTGTCTTTAATAATCTTTAACATTACTTTATCATTCTCTACATCTTTGTAATTATTAATTATTCTTTGTGATACAGCTAAATGTTGACTTTCATCTCTTGCTATAAAAGAAATAATCTTTGCTGAACCTTCTAGTAACTTTAATTCACCAAAAGCAAAACTACAAGCAAATGATACATAAAATCTTAAGCCTTCTAATATGTTTACTGTTACTAAAGCTTTCCATAATCTTTTCTTTAATTCGTATTCGTCTACCTTATCAGGTGTTAATTGATACTTGTAACCCATTTCAATTAAATCATCATAACATTTAGTTACTGACTCGGCACGTTCTTCAATCTTTTTATCTTCTATAATTGTATCAAAGATTTCACCAGGATTAGCATACAAGTTTTTAATAATATATGTGTAAGACCTACTGTGTATTGTTTCCATAAAGTCCCAAGTTACAATACAACCCTCTAATTCAGGTAAAGAACAAAAAGGTAAAAATGCTAAACAAGGGCCACGGCCTTGTACACTATCTAACATTGTTTGATATTTTAGATTTGAGGTAAATATGTTTTTTTGTTCTGGTCTTAATTCTAAGTAATCGTTACGGTCTTTTTGTAAAGATACTTCTTCTGGTCTCCAAAAGAAACCTAATTGTTGTTGTGTTAACTTATCAAAAATAGGATACTTAAACGTATCATATCTTTGAACGGCCAAATCATCACCAAAAAACATTTGTGCTTTGGTAAAATCTAAACCTTTTGCTTTATTAAAAACTGATCTACTCATATTTCCTATATCTTACACGATTCACAATCATCATCATCTATTGATGGTGTTGTTTCTGGCACATTATCCTTAAAACCTATTGAATGTGCCGGTTCATCTTCGTCTTTTTTACCATCATACGTGTTTTGATAGTAAGAAGTTTTCCAACCATACTTATACGTTGTTAGTAGGTCGTTTATCATTTCTGATAGTGGCGTCTGTCCACTATCATAATTTTGTGGATTATATGACCAATTACCACTTATTGCTTGGTCAAAATACTTTTGCATTACTGCTACTACATTTATATATCCTTCATTTGATTTCATATCCCAAAGTAGAGTATAAAAATTCTTTAATTGGTTATAATTAGGCACTACTTGTTTTAATGGCCCTTTCTTAGACTTCTTAACTGACAAGTAATCTCTAGGTGGTTCTATACCATTTGTTTCATTAGATACCACGCTTGATGATTCCGATGGCATTTGAGCGGATAGTGTGCTATGTCTAAGACCAGATTCTAAGATATCCTTTCTCAACTTTTCCCAATTGTAAGATAGTTTTCTGGTAACAATCTCATCTACTTCTTTTTTATAGGTATCAATTGGTAAGATACCATCGGAATATTTTGTACGATTAAAGTATTCACATTTACCTTTTTCTTTTGCTAATTCATTACTAGATTTTAATAGATTGTATTGGAATGCTTCTGTTAATTCATCTACTAATTTCCAAGCGGCCTTTTCACTATACATTACTTTGTTTCTTGCTAGATAGTGTGCTAGACCAATATAACCAATTCCTAAACTTCTTCTGGCCTTTGTTGATATTTCTGCTGCTCTAACTGGATATTCTTGGTGTTCTATAATTTCATCTAACGATCTTACTGATAAATCACATAAAGATTCCAATTCGTCTAAATCTTTTAATATGCCTAAATTGATGGCTGATAATATACATAAGGCAATTTCTCCTTCGCCATCTATGTGTTGAATTGGTTTAGTAGGTAATGTAATTTCTTGACAAAGATTTGACATTGTAACTGTATCTTTAAATGATGAGTGTGTATTACAATGATC